CCTGCGTCAAAGTATCAGCTTCTGTGCTGTAATGACCACCGCAAGAAAACCTATGCAAACCAAGACTTTACACGGAGTGTATGACATGACTATTGAGTTCAACATGGAAATCGCTGTTCGCAACATCATTGCCTGCCGCAGACGTGCCAAGCCACAGGACGTGGCGCATGGCATTGCGTGGTATGCCGAAGCATACGAGGAGTGCCGCCAGATTGCGGAAGAATATGACCTACGCATTCACATCGTGGTCGGTGTGGTGGCGGCTTTGTCGCCCAACAATCGCTGGTCAACTAATGTGACAAACGCTCGTGATTTGATTGATGCGTTTGTCAATAACCGCAATATCGACAGCGTGTCTGTCTGTACGTATGGCAACATGAAGCGCAAGGCATGGAGTATTCTGGAGCAACTTCCCATCCGTCTTGAGGAGCATGACAGCGTTATCTTTGACGATACAAAGGCCATACTTAATGGCCGCAAGATTGTATGCTTCTACGAGAACATCATGGGCGAGGACACTTGCACCATCGACGGCCATGCTCGTAACATTGCATACAATGAGCGGGTCAATCTGACCGACAACAAAACCAACATTGGCGTCAAAGAGTACGCCAATCTGCAAGAGGCATATCGCCAAGCTGCCAAGCGTTGCACTGTCAATGGCCGCATGTTCAAAGCATATGAACTGCAGGCTGTGACATGGGTGACATGGAGAAAGCAGCACGGCATTGCCTAGAACTCTTACGTATATGTTACGTGTAATAACACTTGAACTTTAGTGAAAGTGTATTACACTTACATATACTAGATAGGTCCGACAGCGGACCAAGGAGACAGACAATGCGTATCAAGCCCGTCAATCCTGTAGCCAAGGCGATTGCACAAGGCAGACGCCGTACAGCTACACAAGTAGTCCCGCCCAAGAAGGGCAAGGGCAGTTACAACCGCAAGCAACAGGAGAAACCCAATGCGGAAGACAAATGAATTTGACCACGATTGGAACGACACAACAATCTTTGAGAAGCTGCCAGTGCGCAAGACTGCTGGCAAGTCAAAGCGTGATGATTGGAAGCGTGACCGCAAGGCGGCACGCAAAGCAAAGCGTATGACACAGGAGAGGAACTATGCTTAACGAGACAAATGTTCGTGTATATTGGAACTTGCACAAGCACTGCTGGTCAGTGCAGGACCGTAAGACAGGCAGGGTTGTCAGGCACGTAGAGGCTTGCACCCTTGCCGATGTGAAGTTCATCGTCCGTCCCGCCGGACGTGAGAAGGTGCGTCGTGAAGGCAAGAAGAATGTTCATGCCTTTGCTGCCGGTAGGTACAGCCTCAAGAATGGGCTTGCTGCCTACACGAAAGGCGCACGTAAGGTGACGTACAATCCCTACGTCAATGAGACATTCGTGTTCGCTGAAACTGGTGAGCCAGTGACGGATGCGTATGTTGTCACGATGGGTACATGGCAGGGCAAGCCCTCTGTCTGGGCCATCAAAACACAAGCCAACTAACCAACTGAAAAGGAGATATTATCATGGCTATTCAAACTGTTACCTTCCACAAGCGTTCCACTGGCATGACCGGACAGGTGCTTGCATCCCCTCAGATTGAGCGTAAGCTGGCACGTGTCGAGGCACTGTTTGAGAAAGTGTACGGCGTCAAGATGGGCCGCTATAACTTCTACAAGATGGTGCTGCCTCATGCCCGTGATGGCAAGGCTGATGTCGGTGGGTATCTGCAGTACATGGCGCAGGATGTTGCTGGCATCTTCCTCGACCACATGCACAAGGCATTGAGTGCAGAGGCGCAGCGCAAGAACAAGCGTGATGTCATCATTGACGTTGGTGTAGTTGAGGCGTACAATCTGCGTGACCTTGCACGTGGCAAGGGTGGTCGTCCAAAGAAGGAGGTTGCATAATGTATTGGGAAGTCGGTATCAAAATCGGCGCGGAGAGTGGGCAGGTAACTGTCCACCCAGCCGCCCTACAAGAGAGCGAGTGGAGCAATGCGGTTGAACACGCATTGGAGATGGCAACTGCGCTGTATCCACGGCAGCGCATTGAACTGGAATGGGTCAAGGAGTTTGACAATGAATAGGTTTATCATTGAGCATCATCCTGATGCTATCGCTAAGTCACTGTGTGACCAGCACATTGTCAAGATGCCATTGGAAGAAGCGCAGATGCTATGCACTAGCCTGTGGCATCATGCACCAGAGTATGCGGAAGAGCAGGGACTGTACAAGCCCGTGCATCAGAAGCATCCCTGTACCCTGTGGGCTATGGAGACGCAGGCAAACTACAGCTTTGCCTACAGCCTCTACACAGCCATGCTTTGCGAGTATCATCACAGGTATGGCAAGTGGCACGGCGCTGGGAAGCACAGCATTGCCCTGCATCGTGGCATCGTACACATACCAGAGGGGCCGCTTACGCCACACCCACAGTGCTTCAGCGGTCACGATGACTGCAAGACAGATGAGGACTGGCCCATCGTTGCCTACCGTGCGTTCTATACGGTGGACAAGAGTAGCTTTGCTAGGTACAACAAGGGCAGAGACAAGCCGTTCTGGATGAAGAAACCCTTAGTCTTAAACGTAGGAGGATGACGACTGATGAAGAGATACTTTGTCGAGATTGATTGGGACAAACATAAGTATGTAAATCCCTTAGTCAGTGATGAAATTCGGACAACCATAGGCATGTATGTCTTTGCTTACAGCGAAGATCAAATTCGAGAGATGTTCAAGACCTATCGGCTCGTCACCGTGGACATTACGGAGTGAGCCATGTTTGCTGAAGCACTCGTATGCCTTGCACTCAACGTGTATCACGAGGCCCGTGACCAGCCCTTCATTGGGCAGGTTGCGGTGGCCCAAGTGGTGATGAACCGTGTGCGTGATGACCGCTATCCCGATGACGTATGTGAGGTAGTCATGCAAGGCCCTACATACTCATGGAAGCCTGACTTTCCTGTCCGTCACCGCTGTCAGTTTAGCTGGTACTGTGACGGCAAGTCAGACAAGACGCCTGACCAGACCGCATGGGAGCAAGCCCTGATGATTGCACAGGGCGTACACACAGGCAACCTTGACGACTTCGTTGAGGGTGCGACACACTACCATGCAACCTATGTCCTGCCCGAATGGGCAGAAAGCAAGACGCCTGTCGTACAGATAGGCGAACACATATTCTATCGCTGGGACTAGAAATCTTCCGGTAATGGGAAGATATGTATTGACTATGGATAGGTTATGTTGTATAACGTAACTCTCAGTTGCCAAATGAAAGGAGACAACTATGCCATTTGATTCACACATCCTCACAGCAGACGAACTGCTGCCCGAAAACCTTAACTTCCCTGTGGAGTTTGAGCCAACTAAGGTTGCTGACAAGAAGTATGTCATCAACGGTAACACAGGAGACTATCTTGGAGTCGTCGGTAACAGCTTCAAATGCGCCAATCACGGTGACTTCTTCGTGGGTGTACATGACACCATCACGGAAAACCTTGGCGAAAAAGAGTGTGAGAGCATGAACATTCAGTTCAAGACTGCGCGTAACAACGCATGGGCTATGGCTGACATGTCCCTGCCCGAAGTGACGAAGCCTATTTTCAGCGACAAACACGCCACCACTATTGCACAGCGTATCATCGCACTGCATGGCGTGGATGGTAGCTGCTCCAATCAGGTGTACTTCGGTGCCATCGACTTCTTCTGTACCAACGGCATGATCACTGGCGAGTATGACGACATCCGCAGGAAGAACACCAGCGGGTTTAACATGGACAAGTTCATCCGTGAGTTGAAGGGTTCGACACAGGCTTTCTACGCACAGTCAGAGAGGCTGCAACAGTTCGCAAACAAAAAACTCTATGTTGGTGACGTGAAAGCCATGCTTGAGTCCCTGCTCAAGTCAGACCGTGTGGCAGAGAAGATGCTGACCTTGTACAACCAAGAGGCGAGTGTCCGTGGTCAGAATGCTTGGGCATTGTACAGCGCCTTCACGAACTATGCCAGCTACGCCGACGAGCGCAACGGTTTCGGTCTGCGTAACACCGGCAAGGACACCAACGCTATCACGATGTTCCGTCGTGAGAATCAAGCTGCACAGTGGGTGAACAGCCGCGAGTTTAAGGAGTTACTGGCAGCATGAAGACAGTCGAAGACTTAGTATTGACATACTATTCTTCCAACGATTTCAGTATGTTGAGGGACAAAACTAAGAAGGACTATCAGTACTTCCTCAACATACTGGTCGGTGAGTTTGGTCCTGTCGAGTACGACAAGCTGTCGAGCAAGCAAGCCAAACATGCATACGAGGAATGGGTGAAGCGTGGCATCACGTTTGCCAATCACGTATGCACTGTGTCGTCGTTGCTGTACCGCTACGCCATCGACATGGAGTATGCGTTGGTCAATCCGTTTGCCAACATCAAACGTAAGACTGCACCACAACGTAAGGTGGTGTGGTCAGAGGACAACGTGCGTCAATTCCTTGACACTGCCTATGGTCAGTTTGAGTGGCGCAGCCTTGGCCTCATCATTCACATGGCATATGAGTGGTGCCAGAGGCTGGGAGACATGCGCCTGCTGCAGTGGGACAACCTCGACATGGATGACCGTAAGCTGTATCTTGAACAGAGCAAGCGTAGGGCAGAGGTATGCCTCCCAATCGAAGATGACCTTTACGAGATGCTTGCACAGCAGAAGGAGGACTTCGGCTTTCAAGCCTACGTGGCACCGCGTGTTATACCTGTAGGGGGTGAGTACCACCCATACAGCATAGAGCGTCTCAGCAAGGCTGGTAGGGCCGTTATGCGTGAAGCTAATCTGCCGGAGGAGTTACGACTGATGGACTTACGTAGGACAGGCACGACACAGATGGTCGAGGCCGGTGTACCTATGGGACAAATCATGTCTGTAACAGGACACAGTAACCCGCAGTCAGTGAAACCTTACATGAAAAATACATATGCCAGTGCAAATAGTGCATTGACAGCACGTAAATCTCATGGTAAAAGCACTTAACTGCCGCAAAGGAAAGTGATATATACATGGATAATATATATAACATTGTAAGTGATATGGATGTACCCGTGGGTATGACCAAGCGTGTTGCTTGTCCTAACTGTGGAGAGAAGACTTTCACAGTGACAAACAACATGGGTTCACTTGTATGGAATTGCTATCGTGCATCTTGTGGTGTAAAGGGTGGCACACGTGTGCGTATGACTGTTGATGACATTCGCACTGGCTTTGCCGGTGCCGATGACTTCGCCAAGCAGGATACATTCACGCTGCCGGACTACATCGTGCCGCACGATTGGAATGTGGCAGAGATTGCGTGGGAGTTGTACGAACTGGACGCAGAACAGCTTGGCCTGATGTATGATGTGAAGGAACACCGCATGGTATTTCCCATCGTACACGACGGCAAGGTTGTAGATGCTACAGGCCGCTCACTTGGCAAGCGATTGCCTAAATGGAAACGGTACGGAAAAAGTGGCTTGCCATACACATCAGGGTGTGGTAAAGTCGCCGTAGTTGTTGAGGACTGCTTGAGTGCAGCCGTTGTTGGTTACGGCACCTTTGTCGGGGTTGCGCTTCTAGGCACGTCTTTGCAAGAGTCGCATAAAAGGTATCTCTCGCAGTTCTCAACAGCAATCATTGCGCTAGACCCCGATGCGCTACCCAAGACTTTGCAGATGGCAAAGGAACTACGAGGACATGTCAACGATGTTCGTGTCCTTCGACTAACCGACGACTTGAAATATCGTAACCCGACAGATATGGAGAACCTTCATGGAATTATCAATCATTAGGAGCCTGATGGACAAGACCTTCTACGATGACCATCGTGGCTCGAAATGTCCGCAGCGTTTGTTCAGTAAGGACGTGCGGAAGATCAAGCAGTCTATCGACACTGCTATGGACAGGTACGAGCGGAGCGTAACGCCCGACGAGATCGAAGCCCTGTTCATGTCGGACAACCCGACACTGACTACTGCACAAAAGCAGGCGTACGCTGCCCTGTTTGCACAGATAAAGCGGGAAGACCCTATGGGTGGTGACGTAGCACAGGAGGTGCTGTCCAAGCTGTTCCAACAGGTAGTGGGCGAGGACGTGGCCAACATTGGATTTGATATGGTCAATGGTGACGCAGGTAGCCTTGAGGCTCTGCGTAACTTGCTTGAGCGTTACGGTGATGACTTTATTCCCAACCTTAGTATTGAGTGGGAGGACATCAGCATTGAGAGTATTATGGCCGCTGTGGAAATGGAGGCCAAGTGGAAACTCAACATACCTTCTATCGTCCGTAAGCTGGAGGGCGTGAGTGGTGGACATCTTATCGAAGTGGGCGCACGGCCCAACACAGGCAAGACATCTTTCCATGCCAGCCTGATTGCGGCTCCCGGCGGGTTCGCACACCAAGGCGCTAAGTGTATTATCTTGTGTAACGAAGAGTCTGGCAAACGTGTGGCTGAACGCTATCTTAATGCAGCGTCTGGCATGTCGCGTTATGAGATACGAGATAACTTCTCAAAGGCATCTGCTAAGTACTATCCTATATCAAAGAACATCTTTATAAAGGAGTGCCAAGGCAGAGACATGGCATGGGTAGAGTCTATATGTAAATCTTATAGGCCAGACATACTGGTGCTAGATATGGGCGACAAGTTTGGCGTAGAGGGTTCTTTTGCACGACAGGATGAGGCGCTGAAAGCGTGTGCTGTTTATGCTAGGCAGATTGCCAAGACGTATGACTGCGCCGTATTCTACATGTCTCAACTGTCCGCAGATGCGGAGGGTCGGGCGCAGTTGAACCAGAGTATGATGGAAGGTAGCCGTACCGGCAAGGCAGCAGAGGCTGACCTGATGATACTGATTGGTAAGTCACCCTCTCTTGAGGGAGAAGAAGAAAGTCCACTACGCCATGTCAACATTGTGAAGAACAAGTTGAATGGCTGGCACGGAATGATTAACTGTGAACTTAACTACTTAACAGCGAGGTACGAGGGATGATTGAAGTAACTATATCAGATGATATGCTCATCAAAGCACGTGAAAAAGCGGTAGAGATGGGCAAACTACATAACTCTATCTTGCGCGGTAAAGGCAATATGTCTGGCTTCATTGGAGAACAGATAGCCCTTCACGTATTGGGTGGTACGTGGGAGAACACGTACGACTATGACATGAAGGTGGGAGACACACGCATTGATGTGAAGACAAAGCAGACATCAGTCAAGCCCCTACCTCATTACGAGTGTAGCATCGCTGCGTTCAATACCAAGCAGGACTGCGACGGTTATGCGTTTGTGCGTGTGCTGAATGACTTTTCCATAGGCTGGTTCCTTGGAGTATTGACAAAGCAGGACTACTTTGATAAAGCTACTTTCCTGAAGAAAGGGGATGTCGATCCTTCTAATAACTACACAGTCAGGGCTGACTGTTATAATGTCCGAATAGATGAACTTGGAGATAAGATATGAAACTAACCCTCGACGTA